TTCTAACATGGCAATATCCGTTGAATATGACTTAGAATATTAATGCGGAGTGTATACGACTTTATCATAAAGCCGGTAGGCAAAAGGTATGATAACGAGGTAAGGGTTGGAGAGCATACCCTTATAACAAACAGCTCTATAGAAAGCTTTAAGCATGTTAACAATATTGCTGAGGTAGTTGAAACACCCGTTGCATTCGCGACCTCTATAAGAAAAGGTGATTTAATTATAGTACATCACAATGTATTCAGAGTGTTTTACGACATGAAAGGAATCAAAAAGAACAGTAGGTCTTTTTTAAAAGACAACTTATTTTTCTGTGCGGTTGATCAAGTGTATTTGTATAAAAGAAAGGATACTTGGAAATCATTTGGAGATAGATGCTTTGTTGCGCCTGTTAAGAATAAAGACCTTTTAAGCACAGATAAAGTAGCTGATCTTATTGGTATACTTAAAATAGGTAATAGCTCCTTAGAGGAGTCTGGAATCAATCCAGGAGACATAGTTGGGTTCACACCAAATAGCGAATGGGAATTTGTTGTAGACAATCAGATTATGTATTGTATGAAATCAAATGATATTGTTATAAAGTATGGACTCGATAGAAACGAAGAAGAATATAATAGCCGCTGGGCGACTAGCGATTGAAGAATTAGTAAAGGTAGCAAAAGAAAAGATCGTTGACTCAGAAGAGGATATTTCAGCTGACAGACTTAAAAATGCTGCCGCTACTAAAAAGTTATGTATATTTGATGCCTTTGAAATTCTTACAAGAATTCAAGAGGAGGAAAGTATGATAAACGAATCGTCAAGTGCTTCAACTAAACCTGCTTTTAAAGGGTTTGCAGAATCGAGATCTAAATAATGGCATATCAACAGGAATTATACAGGATAGCCAAAGATTACGTTAAGCCACAAGCAATTAAAAAAAAGAATCGCTATGCTAAATGGGAGTACGGTTACGACAAGGAATACGATCTTGTTGTAGTAAGTAGAACGGGCAAGATAGGAGATATATATGTTATTGGTAATTTACATATTGCATTACCTTTGCTAGAGGATAAACTAAGTAAAGGAATTAATAAGTGGGCACCAAAAGAATACCCAAAAGAATTAAGCAAAATTAAAAGCGAAGCGGATTGGGAAAAGTACCCGACTGCATTTAAAGAAAAGTGGTATGGATATATTGACACAGAGTTTAACAGGCGTGAAGACGGTTATTGGTTTCTTAACCAAGACGAGCCTACTTATATTACTGGTACTCATTACATGTACCTGCAGTGGTCCAAGATTGACGTTGGGCACCCAGACTTTCGAGAATCAAACAGATTGTTCTACATTTTTTGGGAAGCTTGCAAAGCAGACAGACGAAGCTATGGCATGTGCTACCTTAAGAACAGAAGATCAGGATTTTCTTTCATGGCCTCGGGGGAGACGGTTAACCAAGGCACAATATCTACGGATGCTAGATTTGGCATATTGTCCAAGTCTGGACCTGACGCAAAGAAAATGTTTACAGACAAAGTTGTCCCAATATCAGTTAACTATCCATTCTTCTTTAAACCAATACAGGACGGAATGGACCGCCCGAAAACAGAACTCGCGTACAGAGTACCGGCCTCAAAGCTTACAAGGAGGAAACTCGATTCAAACGAGAAACTCCAGGAAATTACAGGTCTCGACACAACGATCGACTGGAAAAACACCGGGGACAACTCTTACGATGGAGAAAAATTAAAGCTATTAGTACACGACGAAAGCGGTAAGTGGGAAAGGCCTACTAACATACTTAACAACTGGCGAGTTACAAAAACTTGCTTAAGATTAGGTAGTCGCATTATCGGTAAGTGTATGATGGGCTCAACCTCAAATGCATTAGACAAGGGAGGTAAAAACTTTAAAAAATTATATAACGATTCAGACGTTACAAAAAGAAATAAAAATGGGCAAACAAAAAGTGGATTATATAAGCTTTTTATACCGATGGAGTGGAACTATGAAGGATTCATTGACGAACACGGTTGGCCGGTTTTTGACGTACCTAAGAAAAATATTCTTGGTCCTCAAGGTGACATTATTGATGAGGGCGTCATTGATCATTGGGAAAATGAAGTTGAAGGATTAAAAGACGATCCGGATGCGTTGAACGAATACTATCGTCAATTTCCAAGAACCGAGCAACACGCTTTTAGAGATGAATCTAAGCAATCGTTATTTAACTTAACTAAGATCTATCAACAGATAGATTACAACGATGAGTTAAAAAATAATACAATGGTTACGAAAGGAAACTTTCAATGGGAGCACGGTATTAAAGATACAAAAGTAATGTTCTACCCGAACAAAGACGGTAGATTTTATATTACTTGGGTTCCTAATCAAGAACAACAGAATAACATAATAATAAAGAATGGCATTAAATATCCAGGAAACGAGCACATGGGAGCTTTTGGCTGTGACAGTTACGACATTAGTGGTGTTGTGGGTGGTGGTGGCTCTAACGGAGCACTTCACGGATTAACTAAGTTTTCAATGGAGGATGTGCCTCCTAATCATTTCTTTTTAGAATACATAGCTAGGCCATCAACCGCTGAAATGTTTTTTGAAGATGTGCTTATGGCTATGGTGTTTTACGGAATGCCGATATTATGTGAAAATAACAAGCCTAGATTGCTTTACTACTTAAAGCGTCGAGGATACAGAGGTTTTAGTATTAATAGACCGGATAGATCTTACAACAAGTTATCTGTGTCAGAACGAGAAGTAGGTGGTATACCTAACTCAAGTGAAGATATTAAGCAGGCGCACGCCTCGGCAATTGAAACTTATATAGAAGATTTTGTTGGTCAAACAAAAGAAGGGTACGGTGATGTTTATTTACAAAGAACATTAGAAGACTGGGCTAAGTTTGATATAAACAACAGGACAAAGCATGATGCATCAATAAGCTCCGGCTTAGCTTTAATGGCGTGCAACAAGCACCGATATAGCCCCAAGGGCGCTATAGTAACAAAGAAATACTCTTTAGGGTTTAAGAAATACGACAATAACGGAGCCACTTCAAAAATAATACAATAGATGAATGTAAGTACAAACACTAATAGTCCATTTCCTGATCAAGTAGTTAGCGAGGAAGAAAAAGCCACGCTGGCGTACGGATTACAGGTTTCTCGTGCTATTGAGCAAGAGTGGTTTAATTACGGAGGAGCGGGCTCAAATAGATACTCAAGCAATTGGAATAACTTTCATAACCTTAGGTTATATGCAAGAGGCGAGCAAAGCGTGCAAAAGTATAAAGATGAATTAGCTATTAACGGCGATTTGTCTTATTTGAATTTAGACTGGAAACCGGTACCTATACTTTCAAAGTTTTCAAATATAGTAGCTAATGGTATTACTCAAAAGCAATACGACTTGTCGGCTTATTCGCAAGATCCCGCTTCCTTAAAGAAAAGAACAGATTACGCCGAAAATATTGCATTTGACATGCGAACTCAAGATGCAAGAGCTATAGCTAGCGCAGTTATTCCAAATGATTTGAGTAGGTCAGGGATACCAGACGCGAACTTGCCAGAGTCTATGGAGGAAAGAGATCTGCACATGCAGCTGCAATACAAGCCTGCGGTAGAAATAGCAGAAGAGGAGGCTATAAATACAGTGCTAGCTACAAACGAATATCATTTAACTAGAGCGCGAGTAAATCAAGATTTGGTTAACATAGGAATAGGTATTACAAAAACATCGTTCAATCCAGCAGAAGGCATAGTTGTTGATTACGTTGATCCCGCTTATTGCGTATGGTCTTACACAGAGGACCCTAATTTTGAAGACATCTATTATTTCGGAGAAGTTAAGTCCATAACTATACCAGAGCTTAAAAAAGAATTTCCTTATATATCCAATGAGGAACTAGAAAAAATCCAAAAATCACCCGGCAACCGTAGAATGATACGAGGCTTTGAAAACTACGATTACAATACTGTTCAGGTAATGTACTTTGAGTACAAAACTTATACCGACCAGGTGTTTAAAATAAAAAGAACGGATAGTGGTCTTGAAAAAGCCATTGAAAAAACCAGTGAATTTGACCCACCCCCAAATGACAACTTTGAAAGAGTTGCCAGAACAATTGAGGTGCTGTATCAAGGAGCAAAGGTTATTGGAACAGATATGATGCTAGAGTGGAAGCTATCTGAAAACATGACTAGACCCATGGCGGATACAACTAGGGTAGAGATGAATTATTCTATAGCGGCTCCTAGAATGTACAAAGGAGTTATACAGTCACTTATAAGCAAGTGTGTTGGGTTTGCAGATGTTATACAGTTAACCCATTTAAAAATACAACAGGTGTTGTCAAGAATGGTTCCTGACGGAATATTTTTAGATATTGACGGTTTAGCGGAAGTAGACTTAGGTAATGGAACAAATTATAATCCAGCGGAAGCATTAAACATGTACTTCCAAACCGGTTCAGTTGTTGGTAGATCAATGACGCAGGACGGGGACATGAACAGAGGTAAGGTTCCTATACAGGAATTATCCAGCTCCTCTGGAATATCAAAAATACAATCTTTAATTACTGCATATAATTACAATATGCAAATGATTAGAGATGTAACTGGGCTAAATGAAGCTAGGGACGGCGCAATGCCGGACGCTAATGCCTTGGTTGGTTTGCAAAAAATGGCAGCAAACGCTTCTAACGTTGCAACAAAGCATATACAGGATGCCAGTATACAATTAACACTAAGCACCTGCGAAAACATTTCGCTTAAAATAGCCGACGTGCTAAGCTTTCCTCTTACTAAGAATTCTTTAATGAATAGTATATCTACTTTTAATGCGGAAACACTAAAAGAAATAGAGACTCTCAACTTGCATGATTTTGGAATATTTTTAGAAATGGAGCCAGACGATGAGGAAAAAGCCGAATTGCAACAAAACATACAAATAGCCTTACAGACAAAGGAAATCGACATTGAAGATTCAATTGATATAAAACAAATAAAAAACCTTAAGTTAGCTAATCAAATGCTAAAGCTTAAGCGAAAAAAGAAACAAGAAAGAGAGCAAGCGTTAGTTCAGCAAAACATACAAGCTCAAGCCCAGGCAAACGCACAGGCTTCAGAAAAAGCGGCTATGGCAGAAGTGCAAAAGCAGCAGGCTCTTACCGCGGAAAAAGTGGCAATAGAGCAAGCCAAATCTAATTTTGAATTACAAAGAATGCAGGCGGAAGCTCAAATCAGCAAGGAAATAATGGCAACTAAATTTCAATACGATCTGCAGTTGGCTCAAGCCGCTTTGCAGGCAACTAAAAGCAAAGAGGATAATGCCGATACAGCCAAGGCTAAAAGAATAGAAAAAGAAGGAACCCAACAAAGCCAGTTAATAGAACAAAGACAAAACAACGGTACGCCTAAAGACTTTGAAAACGGCGAAACAATGGGAGAAAGTAGCGGGCTAAATTTGGCCGCGATGAATACATAAACAAGTATTTTTAATTATATAATATCATATCATGAGTGAAAAAACAGAAGGGTCTTTTAAGATCCAAACAAAACCAAAGCTTACGGAAGAGCAAATGGCTGCTAAAAATAAAGAGCCCCTAGTTGATGTCCCAAGCAATGTTACCCGGGTAGTAATACCTAATGAAGAGCCTGCGGCGGCTGATCCCGCAGCGGATGCTATTGTGGATCCACCAATTGATCCGCCAATAGAACCAGTTATTAAAGAAGTGACTAATAACGAGCCCACCAAGCCAGTTCCTCCTGTAAACACTCCTGCGCCCGCAGCGGTATTGCCAGAAAATGTAACTAAGCTAGTGGACTTTATGCGTGAAACCGGTGGCACCTTACAAGATTACGTAAGATTGAACACTAACTACGACGATGTAGATCGCGACGTATTAGTAAAAGAATATTATAAGAACACTAAGGCTCACTTAAGTGCGGACGAAATCGATTTTATGATCGATGACAATTTTGCGTTTGACGAAGAATTAGATGAGGAGCGAGATATCCGTAGAAAAAAACTCGCATATAAAGAAGAGGTTGCAAAAGC